GGATCACCAAATAAAAGTGTTTTTTCGCGCCCGTTCATAGACGCGAACCAAGCCGTGATCGCTCCGGCGTCTGCCCGCTCCAATGGCGCTACAGAAAGATCNGCCGACCACCACTGGCCTTGATGAGCGATGANTTGCTCTTGGCCAGTAAAAATGGACTTCGCAGNAGCAACGGCGGAATTTACTTTCAAAGTCGCCGTTTGAAACTTCATCGCTGATGGGATAGAGCGGGGATATGTTATCGCCATGAANNACCCGATCATNTTAAGAAATTAGGATCACGCTGGCGGGAACGCTGGACTTTGTTCACGGAAGCACTGATTAACTGAGGCGAAGCCCTTCGGATGCCACGCTCAACCGCCTCNTCAACCGCCTTATCTCCATTCGATCCGCGAGCATCNATATTGATGATCGTCCCGCCCANACCTCCACTGTTAGGAACGATTGTGCCGGAATTGGACGGAAAGAATGCTTCCGGGCCTCGTTCACCTACCAGGAAACCCTTACCTGCCTGAACCGGCCCGCCAGTTGCTCTCGCGGAGAGAGCTAATCCGGCAACAATGGCACCAACTGCCGCAATCGCTGCGATGGCAGGTAACGCATTCCCGCCTGACGTAGCCAATGTCGAAAGCGCGGCAGCCGGAGCCCACGCTGCCGCAGTCGCAGCGCCCTCTGATGCTGCCACTATTGCAGATTTTTTCGCAAACGCCTGAGAAATAATAAAGTTTGTAGCCATTTGGACGCCGACGGAGACTATAGAGTCAATAATTCCAGAAGCTATCTGCATGGCGATGTCTTTGGTAACGTCTTTCCATGTTTTGCCATATAGCAAGACGCCCTTGATCGCGCCGGAAATCCCGCTAGCCATTGAGTTGTTTAACGATTGTATCGCCTCTTTGGCTGTTTCTATGTCTTGCGTCACGGAAGCAGGAATGGCGCTGCCATCTGCGCCGCCACCTGCGCCGTCACCTGCGCCGCCGCCGCCGAATTCTTTCTGTTCCATGGTTTGATTAAGGTCATCAATTGTCTTATCAAACAATTCCACCTCTAATCCAGCAGCTTTTAAAACTTCTTTAATTTTTGCTATTGCCTCTGGCCCGACGAATTCTTTAGCCGCATCTGTTGCGTTTTTTAGAACATCTTTCAGCCTATCGAATCCTCCGGTTATTTGTGCAATAATAATTGCAATCACTACGAACGCCGCCTTGCCCGCATTCTGTGCAACAGTTAACGCTATTGATGCCGCTTTTGCTAGAGTCAACGCTCTTGCGAACTTCACAAAAGCTATTGCCATGCCTATGACTGTTCGAAAAGCGAAAGCTGCCGTTAACCCGACTAATGCATTCTTTACAAAACCAAGATTTGCCTTAACCAACTCCAGGGCCGGGACTAAGAAATTGTTGAAACTTTCCCCGACTTGTGTACTGAAAACCAAGAATTCGGATTTTAGTACTTTTAATCGTTGTGGGATGGAATTCATAACCTTCAAAGCTGCTTCGTCTGTTTCTCCGAATCTATCTTTTAACTTTTCCATGATATCGGCAAAGTCCGCCGACCCGCTACCTGCCAATCGTAGAATCGGAATCAGTGATTCGACACCACCAAAAAGCTGCGCCAATGAATCTGTTGATCCTTTAGTTGTTCGTTTGACTTCATCCAAGAATTTGGCGAATCCAGCAGCTTTAATCGCAGCAACACTAAAATTTAATCCTATCTTCTTGGCTTCATCCGCCGCCTCTTTTGAGGGCTTGGCAACAGCCGCCAAGATGGCGCGCAATCCCGTAACGGCAATCCGCGTATTTATCCCACCCTTGGTCAAAGTTGCTAGGGTTGCTGCAACCTCTGTGAATTTGGCCCCAGCTTCTTTGGCCAATGGCGCAACAAGACCCAAAGAACTGGACATTTCACCAATAGTTGTTTTGCCTTCCCGCATGGCGACAAACATGGTATCGGTCACATCTGTTGCATTTTTTACACCATCCCCGTAGGCATTCAGGATATTAGTTAATCCATCAGCGGCAGTTTCGATATCTGTGACACCGCCCACTGCCAGCTTGTTGGCTGCTGTCAATATTTCAGTTTGTTTCGCCGCCGTTGTCGCTCCGGCAGAGATAACTTGGTAAAGTGCTTTAGCTTGTTCTGTCGGACTTGATCCAAAAGTTACCGCCATTGCTAATGCCTGCTCATTTAGCGCAGCCATCTGATCTGTCCCTTTGGGAAGTAATGTAGAAACCTCTGCCATCGCCGTGCTAAAATCTAAAGCTGCCTTTGATGCCTGCGTAAACATTGTAACTAAAGCAGCAGATCCGGCAACTTTAGCCATTGTAAGGCCCATGCTCCGAGTGCTCTTGCGTACTCGATCAAACGATCCCTCTGTCTTCTTCGCTGCCGTGCTTAATTGACGAAGCGAACCCTTCGCAACCCGAGCACCAGCCACGGCTTGTTTGGAATCGATCTTAATGACAAGGCTAGTTTCGAATGCCATCAGCTTTTCTCCGATGATGGTTTAGAAATTCTGCATCCATCGCTCGCACAAGCCGAACCTTCTCGGCCAAGTCGTCCGCGTCGGTTACGAACCCGACTACTTTCCAATATATGACTATTTCGGATAACAGGATCGCACCTACATCCATCCCAACTTGGCGGCTTGGATGCAGGAACCAAAAGCAATCCCATACAGGAGCTAGATCGCCGTAAAGCTCTGGTTTTTCTGCTAACGGCCTCGGCGCTTCGTCTTGCTCTTCCATCCATGCGATTTGCGATTGTGTATATTTTAGATGGAATGACAAAACGCCTATGAGTTTTTTTCCGAATCCTCTTGAACATCCTGGTGGAAGGTTTCCTCGGCTGTCGCCAATTCAACAACTTCGTTCCTGAAATCGAGGCTGCCCCAGAGCAGATCGAAGGCCCGCTTTTGGGAATACTTCCATTCCTTGCCCAATTGGGTAAAGCCTTCCCAACCCAAGAGGATCGTCCTGGAAACGACTTCGCAAAGAATCCGCGTCTCAGTGACCGTATCCATTGTCCCCGCCCTCTGCCTGCGCCTGTGAGGCTTGAGAGCGGCATCATAAGCCTTGGTGAACGCGAGACTTCCGATCCGTGCAATTTTGACTTTGCTTCCATCTCGGTAATCAATCCAAACGCCTTCGTTTTCCGCCGTAGGATTTGCGAAAGCATTATCAATATCCATCCCCTGTCCCTTTCAATGTCAATTATGTAGGCAAGAAATCTAAACGAATCGTGTATGCCAATGTCGGGTCTTTGATGGCCTGATAATCTAACGATAAGAAAACATCCTCATCTTTACCGCTAGCACTCGGGTCGCCAGTTGTAGCCTTAATCTCCGGCAGACTCACTACAATCGCATTGCCGTCAGCATCGAAGAAAACATAATCCAATGAGAATGAGGTGTGGTTTATAAGATCGTCATAGAAATCAATCCTATCGAAGAATAGATTTATGTTCCCCGTTACGTCCAATCCGCCATCCACGGGTTCAGACGAGAACTTCGACCCCACAGTTGGGCGCGGCGACATGTTGTTGTTGATGTCGATGCTGAACGAATTGATCGAAGACAAAAGCACGGAGTCGTTATGCAAAATGCGTGTTACATTCGCGGCGCTGGTCATCGGAGTATTGGTGCCGGCGGACGTGACAACCGAGCTAGCAACCGTCGTGGATGCCGTGAACCCCTGTTTCCCGACGAATTCAAACGTCCCGGTGATGATCTGCTGCGCCGCCACGGTAAGATTGGCAGTATTGCACCGCATACCGCTCTGATATTTGACGGCAGCAATCGACCCGAAATCAGTTTCGATGAAGAAACTTGTTTTCGTGGTCGAATTGGTAAGCGTCCGACCTGTAATCGCCGCACTAGAATACGTTGAAGCTGTTAAAGTCGTTCCAACGATAGTCATTACCGTAGAGGATAAGGCGGAAATCTTAACGATATCGTCAGTTGTTTCGAGCTTCACCCATTGGCCAACCGCGAAACTCGCAACGAAATTCGTGCCGCCAGGACCAGTGATGGACGATGCGGCAACAGTAACTGTCGAAGCCATTGAAACCGTGGCGCTGGAAATCGTCCCACGAAGAGCTTGCTCGAAGAACGTCTCATATTCGCCGTAAATTAACTCAAAGCCAAAGCCCCCCGCCGCGCTATCGGCTACTTCAAGTAGCGCAGTTCTTTGCCGGCCCGAGTCAATTTCATTGGATACAAGAGTTTCTTTCGCGTGTGAAAAGCTTTCGTTTAACACCCGTAGCTGTGTCGTCGCCGGGTCGTCTACCGTTTCGCCCCACGAACTCTCGGATGAATAGCGGATTGTGACTGAATTGGCGTCTGAAAATGCCATGTGTGACCTCCATTAAGAAAACTTGCTTCTTTGGTAGGCCACTGACACTACCGAATGATGCCANCCATTCTGNACGCCAAGCGTTGAATAAGATGGAACCCTTGTAACAATAGTCCCGGAACTTCCTGAACTAAATTCTTTCACGTCGAAAATTGCAGCTATCGTATCGGCCAATTCCCGCGCCGTTTTAGTGCCAGCATCCTCGACAGTATAAATGTCAATTTGGATAATACCAGAAAACCGCTCTAACCTACTAGACATTCCTGTGCCAAGCGAATTTACCTCCCCGCCGCCAGATAGAATCGTGAGCGCAACCCAAGACGTTTCATCCGGTTGAGCGAACGGAACGTTTTCATATTTTACCTGAGTCGAGCTATAATTAGCCGAGAAACGAGCTTCAATAGCATGACGTTCATCTTCAAAGCTCACTGAAGGCCCCTTCCAATTCCGTCTGCAATTCCGCCATTGAAACCCTCACCATCCCTTGTGGTGCCTGCTGGGAATGGCCAAATTCAATCGCTATAACATAAGGCACATTGCTTGTTATAAATGATTGATCAAACGGCTGTGAAAAATTTGCTTCTATCGGCCCTACGCCAGATGTTCCTTCGCCTGGGATAAAATTAGATGGCTTGCCATCACTTACAGCCCAAGAACCTCTTAGGCGGCCCGTATCCACGGGTGTCCGCAACTCTATTTTTGTTTTCAATTCAAGCGTGANTCGCCGCCGCAATTGCCCTAAATCCAATCCAACTTTATCGGCAAACCGGCTCAAGTCGGATGTGAATTGTCGAGCGTCACCCATTACGCTTTTCTCACTTGCAGTTCCCAAAGGGCTTCGGCGGGGTCCGTCTTGACGTTGACCACCCGCCACGGCACACCGCCTACCACAATTCGATCTTCGGCGGAAGGTGTAACCGTTGATATGGACTTGGCCGGGATCATAGCCAACTTGTCTTCGGATTTGACGATGGTGCCGTCTGTTTGGGCAAGCGTGAACACGTCGAAGATGACCGTTACCCCGGCCACAGTCGAATAAATAGCAGCAACTACGCCCGTAGATGTGTTGTAAGTGTTCGCGGAAGTAGAAGTTACGGCTTCGTAGTTGGTTGATACGCCAACGTCACCGAACGCCGTCACTATGTCGCGGGCCGCTAATTTGAACGTCTCGTTGAGGCCCATTTCTTAAAACTTCCATTGCGATATCTTGAACAATAAGAGCAAACGCAGCCAATTCCGATCCTTGAAAATCATCATGCGTTATCTTTAAATTCCCCTGTCCATCGACCTCAATGATCAACCGCCGTGTTTCCATTCGTTACCTCGTGACTGGTGAAAATGCCGACCCGACCGGACGGCCCAAGAAATTGATTAGTTGTACGACCACATCCGGGAAGACTGGCGGCTTATCACCAGTGTCTGGCTGCATCGTCAAACTTCCTGCCTTGAGCAACTTGAACCCTTTGCCGGTAGCGTCCGCAGTCCTATCCGACGCTATCAAGAACTGTGCATATTCCGCCGTAACATTCTTGAGAGCTTGCGGGATGGTGGTAGATTGAATCAGGAAGCCAGACCGGTCTTTGATCTCAAATCGAGGGAATTCCAAAGCTTGCGTGTCGCCTATCTTCCTGCCCTCGAAAGCGAAATAGGCATCTAGCAATCTGGTTGCCATAGCCAATGCGATGTTTTTATTGGCATCCGATGCAGCATCCCAACCACTTGAATAAACATGCGCCTCGAAATAGGTATCGGCATCGGCCAACGAGATGTAGGTGTTGGCATTCGTAAGGCCGGTGCCGTCTTCANCAACTAATGTGATCGCCATACTCTCGCTGCCTATTATCTGCCTAATGCTCCGCCGGGATGATGCCTTGCAAAATCTTCCGCCGTCCAGCCGTGCCGACTTGCCAAAGATACTGCTATTGCATCCCCGATGGCCATTTGCATAGTTGTCGATGTCGTCGGTGCGTGTCCCCATGCCTCGTCAATTTTTGGTAACTTCACAACTACATCCACACAAACCGCCAGGCCGGATTTTCTATTCTCTGAAATCAATACGCTTAAAATACCGTTTTCTAACGCAAATTTCAACAGCGGCCTTATTTCTTCCGCCATCCCAGACCGTGACAGTACAAGCAATGCATCATCGCCATCGAGCAACGCCATATCCCCGTGGGCGGCCTCGGTTGGATGGATAAAGATTGCAGGTCGGCCAAGGCTGGTCATTGTCGCCGCTAATTTACGACAGACATGGCCGGATTTGCCAACACCTGTTAAAATGATTTTACCCTCGCAATCAAGAAGATTGACAGCATCCACAAATCTCTTATCGAGCTTCGCGGCAAGGCATTGCAGGCCTTTCGCCTCTTGCCTGATAACCTTTGCGCCGATGTTGAGAATTGAAAGATTGCCGCTCATGCAGATAGCCTTTTTGCCAAGAACCCTAACGTCATCCCATCATCACCAGGACGCATTTCATATTCCTGATATTTCCCGAATTGGGTTGCCCAATCTGAAAGCTCCCATCCTCGGAATAATTCTTCAACCTGCCTTCTCGTGTAGTGCCGATGGTGGAATGGATGCTTTTTGGGATTAAATGGCACAATTAATTCGTTTGGAACTGTCCCGACCATAAGCGGCGTTGATAGCCAAAGCCTACTAATCCAATTAACAGCGTCCGCAATATGCTCGATTGTTTCGATGGAAACCACGGCATCATATGTTTGACCGAACTCAACCGCATCAAAGACATCAGCCTGAATGAAATTAACACGTGGATGATGAAATTGCTTTTGATATTTTGCAGCCTCATCGGCTTTGTCGTATGCCGTCACGGCGAATCCATGTTGCGCCAATATCTTTGCCCCGTAGCCACATCCACAGGCGGCATCGAGAACATGGCTGAACTTTGGGATATTCTTTCGCAAAAGCTTTGCCGCCCATTCGTATCTGGCACGATGGTTGATGGCAATATCGTCTTGCTTATGGCCGATTTGGCGCTCCCCTGTTGTGCTAGCCATTATTCCTCCTGTTAATCGCTCGCACCTGGGATTGCGCCTTGGCTTTCGTGGAATGGCCGCCGCCGTCTACTGGCGTCCTTCCTTTTTTAGCAATCTTTCCGGTGTTCGTCTCGACAACCCGGAATTTGCCAGCCCGTTTGATTGTCTTAACCGGCATTATCACTATCTCCCGCTATAAAAAGAAAGTCGCCATCATGGACCTTGTGTTTTTGAAAAACAGCATCAACCCCGCTGCCTACAGACCATACCCTCACTAAATTCGGGCGGTCATAATAATAGCATTGGTAGTCTTCCGCAAAGAGCCACGCAAAGACATCACCAGCAGGACAAACGCAATAAGGCGAGTAAATCTCGACAAGCATATTCGGTCGATCACGTTGAATAATCTTCTTTGCCCCGTGTAAGACATCGATTTCATTTCCCTCAACGTCAATCTTGATGAAACCTATTTTCCCCTTGTCTATTAAAAAACTATCAAGCGTGGTGGTTTCTGCCATGAAAGGCGGCCCGCCCACGAGGTCTTGGAAACCGGAATTTGAAAGCCGCTTATCGTCGACGAAAAAGGGCGCATTGCCAACAAAGCTTCCTACCGCCTCGCTGTGAGCCGTTACATTTGCAAATTCTTCTTCCTTCTTTTTCAGTTGCAGCCAAACTTCATAGACAGCCTCAAAAGCGTGGACATGCCTGGAACGTGGCGCGAAGTAGTGCGTAAAGTGGCCAGTGGCGGCCCCTACATCCACGGCAAGAAGGTTCTTGTCGATATAAGGCTCCAAGACGCCCATGATTGTCTTAGCCTGTAGCGCGTCATTTACGGCCTGGTTGAATACCCGCCGACGGATAACTTCTGGGGAAAGGTCCATGTAGATTGCCTTCGTTTGTTTATCTGGTGGGACGGCTTCGGACTATTCCGCCTTGCGGTTGGGAATCATCCATCAAACGGGGAATTGTATTTTCCGAAGCCGGCCCATTATTTAGTCTTTGTTGCCTCGTTTTCGCAATCTTACAATCACCGCATCAAACGCTACGTTTAGCAATACAAAACCAGCAACTCCGAAAAATAGGATGCCGACCGCCTTGAGAACTTGCAAAACTTCCTCACTCATTTCATCACCACCTGTAAATTCACCCTCATCCCGCTTGTCGGATTGCCGCCCTGGTGAAGCCCGAATGTCGGGTCGAACATCATAACGTTGGCTTCCGCCGATAAATACGGATGCAGCATCCTGCGCAATTGTTTGCTCAACCTTGTGTCATCCTGGATTAACCTCCCTACGATGGCATTGCCACGCAGCCGTTTTGGAAAGGCATTGGCAACAATCCGATGGTCCGGTGTATGGCAATAATTACCTACGCTATTCCCCCAAGCGAAAATCCTTTCCATCTCACCATACTGCCACATATGCGACCCCTTGATAAAGCAAAACGGCCCATCGTTGGCCTTGACCTCACCAAGATAAATGATGGCCTTCATAATCCCAGGCTTGGGATCGAAATGCAAGTTGAGCAGTTTAGTAGATGCTTCACAATCGCGGAATTGCTGGTAATGATGGCGGTCCCCTGGCTTGGCGACATGGAGGGTCGCGGATCTGACGGAAAGATCGTTGCCGCCTCGGTATCTGGTCCCCGCTTCAAGCAGACCATGCGAGTCGAGCAGCCTGTGAATCGCTTTCAACGTGGCTGGTGAATTGTCAATTTGAGCGCGGTCATAATCGGTCAGGCCGACAGCCCGCTTGCGTTTCTCCAAATCACGCGCTCGCTTTTCAAACATGCCGACCAGTTCTGACGTATCGATCTTGACAGCGTGAACTCCGTATTCCATGAGCTTTTCATAAGCTATGCCACCCCGCAAATCATCCCGTCTTTTGGCTGCCTTGTACCCGTAATATGACCGAGCCGCGCCTACAATCCGNTTGATTTGCTTGCGTAAGATTCTTTGATGATCTTCGTTAAGTCCCATTGTCTTCGTTATTATCGTGGCAAGTTCCCTTGTGTCGCTTTTGAACTGATATTGATCGATAAACAAGTGATCCATCTTGATATGTTCAGGGAATTTCTGCGCCATATTTTCGGGGAAGTCGGCAACGTCTGGAAAATCAAAATTCATAACCAAATCCTTCGATGTCCGGCGCGAAGTATTCCTCAATATGGTCTCGCGCTTCTTTGGTGTAGTGCTGCCGGTAGTCCTTGGAAACGCCATCACCCACGTTTGAATGTCCCAACTCCGGAAGACCAATACCCCAAGGGCCAAGCGTGTCGGCATAGAGCTTGAATAGCTTTTCCATTACCAGGATTTTATCTACACCCATGCCGCCGTCGAGATTCATCCCCCACGTTATTTGAGCCGTCCTGGTCAAAACGCTGTCGCCCTCATGCGGGGTTTGGAGAAGCCACGGCACGAAGCCCGCCCGGCAAACTTTCTTGTCAAGCTCCGTGTTCCTGTCCTTTCCTTGGTAGTGCCAATCCAACTTGCGAAGCCGGTGGCGATAAAGTGACAACATCCGCTCCCACGGATTGCGGACCACCATAAAAACTTTCATATCCTCGAAAGGAATGTCGGATTTGGTGTCGCGCAAAAGCTCTTGGATTTTCCAGTATGGAAAATGGTTGGCGAAGGCTTGGCTGCGAACCTTGCGGTGAGCTTCGTCAATGGCATCGAAATCGCGGAAGTCCGGCACCGCCTTTTTGAGATTGGCGCGGATGCTGGTCCCGGCATTCTTGGGGATATGGATGAAGGCGATCTTTTTCTGAAGGCTGTAAATGCTCACTTTTTAGTTGCCTTAATCAAATCATTTATCAGGCAATGAGCCCATCCAATGCCTTCAATCAAGGATATGCCGGGGANAAATATCCAGTCTGATGTGACCAATGTATTTTTTTTGTCATTATAAATGACCGCCATCGATCCTATTTCACCGTTCTCCCAAAGCTCCTTTAAATCATCCAAGAATTTGCCGACTTCTGCATAATCTTCACATATTGGCACGCGGCGGAGGCCCGTGAATTTATGGATATTGTCTTCAGTTTCAGTCATGGCCTGCACTTATTTAATTCATCGGCCTTGGCTTGTGCGGATTTTTGATAACTGAAGATAACATCCTTTAGGGGCGGATATTTTCTATAAAATGCTTGCTCTTCAACCATTGCCACGGCACCGCTTGACATGATGGCTATTTTCGTTCTGGTGATATGGTCAATCTCAAACACTTGCCAACCGCCGTCGCCGATCACCTGGAATATGCGGAAGCGGTCCATTTAGAATGCCTCTAGCTCAATGCATCGCTGGAATATTCTGCAAACGATACCCCATACGCACCCTCGCGGAGCCTTGCAGACGGTGCAAACTTTTTTTGAATAAGCGCTGGACACATCCATCAANTTTGTTTATGGTCGTAAACATCAATTGAGCAACCAANCACGGAGAGACCAAATGACCCGCATCGAACCTTCAGCCAAATATTCCAAGTCCTATAAAACCCAGGCCGCCGCTGCAAAAGCCATCGAAAAAATCTTGTTCCCCGGTGATCGCTACATCATTGCCGCCAACGGCTCTCGCTTTTCTCCCATCGTTCTTTCCAGGTCGCCTGACCTTATTATATATGCTCATCACGGGTTCATGGTCACAAGGTAACTTTTAAGCTACTGGCCAGCCAATTGCCGCCACGGCTGGCCAGTTTCCATTTCCTCCGCCGTCCATTGGGAATACGCCAGATTGTAAGCCCATTGCTCACGGTCGAGCATGGGTGGCTTGGCAAGTGTCTCTTCGGTGATTTCATGGGTGGCAATGTCCCAAGCTATGCAGCCGGGGTCCGTTGCGAATATCGGGATACCTTCAAGGACCGCCATTGCTGACGATGTTGAGTTGAATGTGATGACCGCCTTCGCCCCGTCCAAGTCTTGCTTCCAAGTGGTGTCTCGTTCCGGGACGCCATAATCAACCTTCCCTTTCACGTCCGGGTGAGGTCTGAAAAGTACCGGCACGTCGGTCAAGCCCNCGACCAGCTTGATGGTGTCTTGGACCCATTTGGTNTGATTGGTATGCTGGACCGAAGCATCCCACGGCACTTGACCGCAGACGAGGAAATAATCTCCGGTGCGCCAAGGCTTGATTTTTGTCTTGAGTTTTTTCCAACGATCCGGCGGGGAATTAGCATTGCAGAAATTCCCCAAGCCGTTCAGACCGTCAAGCGCTGCCCCATAATACCTATCCCGCCGGATGAAGCCACGCTCAATGATGATAATGGGCTTGCGCTCACGGAAACGATGCTCATAGACGATGGCACCCCGGTCATAAGACGCCGGGACTTGACGCTTGCCAACGCCAAAGATGACAGCAACATCGCATGGCGAATAACCGTTTTTAAGAGGTAGTATCCTCGCCCCTGGCATCCCTTTCGCCATCGCGTTCAGATGCTTTACGTGATCGGCTGGCCCTTCCGGGATGAATACGTTTATGCTTGGCCTCTTCGGCAAGTCGGCGGTATTCATTTTTCTTGTCCTTCGGCAGTCGAGCCCACCATCCTGAAGATTGATCGGTCTCGCGCTTCGCGGCTATGGATATAGCGTCCATCTCTAATAACCTTTCTGATAGCTTCGATAACTTCATCCACTTTGATATCATGCATTGACTCCTGGCAATCGGGGCAATCTTTCCAAGTGTAGCCGCAGCCAAGACCTTCCGCGTGGCGGATGTTTTCATGGTCATCATAGCCTAAAATATCAGGCGAGGTATAGTGGCCCCATAAAACGACCGCTGGAATGTCAAGAGCCGCCGCCGCATGGTGAAGACCACCTTCAGACGCAATGACCGCTCCTGCGCAAGCAACGATGCCACATGCCTGCCTAAATGTCGGGGTCAAGACATGGTGAACGCGGTCCAGAACATTACCGTCTGACATTTGCACAAAACCGACTTCAGGAAGAGCGTCGACCACGGCCTGCCATCGTTCAAAAGGCCATCCTTTTTTATTCTTCCAAGGCTTGTTGGCAATATGTGGCTCGATGATAAAGAACGGATTAGGGAGACGAAGCGCGATTTCACTGGCTGCGGATTTCTCGTTGCTGTCAAAATAAAGCTCGCCACGGACGGCCTGATAGTCTGGCTGCCATGCGAATTTGGTATATTTTAATTCCTTGCCATCCGCCTCTTTTTCGGTCTTTTCATAGTCGATGTAGATTCTGCATCCGGGATAATCTGGGACACAAACCATATCCTTAACCGGCTCATCAGGCTGGACAATGATTGGATTGTTGAAAAAGACATCCGACCAATGGACAGAAATCTTGTTGTTCTTGGGATCATGATAGGTCTTGGGATTCCCAAAGACTATCTTGGCATCAGGATATCTGTCCCGGATAGCACGGGCCAAGCCCGTCCCCATTAAATCGTCGCCGTAACCTATAATACACCTTCCTGTGTTTTGATTTTCTTACCAGTGACATCACAAATTGGCACCTTCTGCCCTGGATAGACCGCAATCATGCAGAGCCTACAAATAAGCGCCCCATTTTTATCGATAAATGCACAACATGTTTTGCCCAACAGCTTATGTTTCCGAATTCCACATGAATAACGCGCAGACCTTACGGAAGAAGCCCCGCCTTGAAATGTTATCCGTTATACAATTTTCCCTGTCCTTTTGAATCCGGCGGACGGGTGCAGAGGTATGGAGACCCCTGTAAGACCCTCGGAAATCCCACCCGCCCGCCGAAACGCTATAACTCCGCCACCAATTCCTCCGCGTGCTCCCGTGACTTTGGACACACACCAGTCATCTCTTTGACCTTTGCTCTCGCGGCGAACCATTTCATGTCACGCCAATCCTGTTTAACTTCTACCTTGTCGGCTTTTGGGCCAGGCGGCGCGTCGCCCCTATCAGAATCAGATTCAGCCATTTCCATGGCGGAGCGTTCTTCGACCACAACCCAATCGGTGTCTCGATCAGGGTCGAAGTCAGACTTATTCCATATACGGATTTTGCCGGACCGCTTATTTTTCAATTCAATTGTTGGAATTCTTCCCACTTGCCTTCTCCCGTTTCACTAAACCTATGTCAAATGTTACAAAAAGTAAAGGCCCGGATGTTTCACCACCCAGGGCCATTCACTCCCTCATTGGGACGGGACAGGGAAGGCGACCGGCCAATGAGGTATCTCTAGGCGATACCACGTATCACGCTAGAGGTTTTCCTTGCGGCGTAATTAGAGCAGGCATAACCGCCGGCCCTCCCACCGCAATTTTGCGCTCATTATAAGCTCTTTCGTCATCTCGTGACCATGCTTGACGAGCAGGATCATCACGGCGGAATTTCTCTATATCAGATTGAGCCGCCGAAAACTCCACTTCCTCATCACTGGCATCGCCACGTCGGACAGTTAAAACTGTCCAGCCATCCCACTTTGCAATATCTCTCGCATAGTCGGTTTGGTTGATCTTGACCTTCCGCCCAGTGTGACGGTTGCGAAGCTTAATTGTTGGTAATTTTGCCATACTTCCCTTTTACGAAAAGGCCCGGAACAGCATTACACCATTCCGGGCCAATCGTTCGTCCCCGCAGCCTGACAAGCCAATTATCCAGCAATCCGACAACCAAATTCGGGGCGAACCAGTTTGGTGCCGTAAAGGATATCAAACTGGAAGGCGTTTTGCTTATGCTGGCGAACCACCTCTAGCCTCATCGTAAGGCCGGTCGTGTTGTCCACAAGGACCGATTGCGGATTACCGCCAGTCAAAGCTCCCACGGCATCCTGCAAGGGACGCGTCACATAAACGAAAGCGTTGCGCTGGAATGCCAAGTTGACAACGTGGGTTGCTTTCATGGTGATTGCAGAAGTTGCGGAAGCAATCACTTTCAAGGCCGGGGCGATTGTGAGATTGACGCCAGTCGAAGTAATCGTATCAGCCGACGTGGCGACGTAAGTTTGGCTGTCACCAGCAATTGTAAAGACATCGCCCAGGACAACAGTCTTTGAACCAACGCCAGACTTGAACATCAACGTCGAAACGCCAATAGCCGTGGTCGAACCAACCGTGATCGAAGCCGATGCGGTGCCGCCGGTATGAGTAACAACGTTCTGCGACATGAAGTGATCCATGCCGAACTTCCGACCAATCTCGCCTTCGATTTTCACCGGGCGATCTTCGGTTTTCTCGACATCCGAATAAGCGGCAAGAACCAAGGCCTGAGCTTCCGCCGAAGGATCGAGGACAACACGCCTATCGTTCATCGGGGCAAGCTGCTCGTTCAAGACCTTCCTGGCGTTCGTCGCCGTGGCAACGGTCGAAAACGGTGTGGTCGCAGCAGTGCCGACATAACCGTAAATGCCCGTATAATTGCCATGGATTGCAACATCGAGGTTGTTGGCAAGCGCCCGCGCAGCCTCGGAAGTCTGCATGGGAATGAAGTGACGGTTGCGATCAATCTCCGCAAGCTCTTTATCCGTCAAATGGAAATCCGTCATCTTCCATTGATTCAACGAAATCTGAACTAAGGCCGGGGCCTTATTGGCCGGTGCCTTCAGGACGTTGCTTACGGCAACCGTAGANACGGCCTGTGTCTTGGGAATAGGAATGTCAACAGTGGTGCCTTGTATCGCGCCAGTCGCTGAAAAATCAGTACTGACCAAGCGAGGCATAACAGCAGCTTCGCGCAAAGCCATAAGGCCCTGAGCCAGAATCTTATCGAGGATAGTTGTGAGTGTATTCGCCATTGGGGTGGCCTCCCGCTAAAAGAGTTTGACCTAATCGGGCCACTGACCCTTTCTCACGGAAGACCACTGATCGTTCCAACGTACAGTCTATGCGAAAATATACCTAATGGTCAATAGTCATCTCACCAGAAGCAATTGCGGCAATATTATCGCCAGCATGATCGGGTGAAACAGATTTGGCACCAATAAACGACGAAGAATTGCTGCCAGGTGCGCCGCCCCCTTTATTCGACTCGAAGAGATGCGGAGATTCCGACGCCAAAGTATCGACCCATTCGGCAATCGTCAAAGGCTCGGATGACTTGCCAAAAATCGCATCTTCACCATTCATCGCGACCGGTTTGCCATCCTTCAATGACCATACACCCATCGCCCGCCCCTTGATATCAACCAAGGCTTCTTTGCGTGCGCCCCTGCCAAGTGCAGCATCCTTGATGGCGTCGAAAATCTTGATGTCAGCCAACTCTGCGGTTAATGATGTATTGCCGCCTGTCAAATCTTCGAGAGCCTTGGCCTTGGCTGCCATTTGTGTGTCGAAATTCTTTTTCATCTGTTCGACTTTGTTGGCGACAAGCTCATCGATCTTACCGGCATCGATCATCTTCTTATCCTTTAGCTCTTCCGCCGCCGCCATTGCTGCTTTCGCTTCATCGGGATCAAGATCGCCATATTTATCTTGCAGAGCCGCGAGCGCCTTTTCGGCATCGGTTCGCTTTTTATCGACCTCATTTGCGGTTTGGCGGACCTTGGCTACGCCTGGATGCTCTTTAATTGCAGCGAAATCCAACTCAAATCCATTGCCATCCCGCGCCTTCACATAGGCACTTCGGATATCTTCATGGACATCATCCAATGAATCGATTCTCATCTTTAAAGCCATAGGACACTCCCTTTTTGACTATTTAATTCTGACGATTTCATTTAGAAATTTATCGTCCCTTTTTGATAAGGCAACGGCGAGACTATCGCCCAAGACCTCAACCTCATCGGCTTTGATTTTTTTCGCTACATCGGCAGCACTTGCCAATTGATCGGGCTTTGTAAACCATGGCGTCCCATCGACCTGGCCTTGATCAGTCATGTATTGGCTATCGTTTGCATCCACTTTTACGAGGTCACAGTAATGTGAATCGCCCTCTTTGCGCCAGCCGAAGTCCGTCCCCGCCATGATTGGCTTGTCGAACCCCATATATTTCGCCAGAGCTAATGCGCGGTTCGTTACTGTAAA